CATTCACGTTGTTTAGGCTTGTTTGTCTGTTTAAAGTCTATTATACTTTCGCGCCCGTTATAAATTCCTACAACATCAGTAGCTCCTGCATACAACCCAGGATAGTATAGAGTTACTTCAGTGCCCCACACTTCTTCCAGGTCCCCGAGCCCTGATTCTATGACCTTTTGTGCCATGATTCCTGCCTCTTTGCCAACGGAGGTTAGATCCAGGTGCCTTTCGCCCTTGATATAGCCTTCCAAATAAGTGTGCATGCTAGTGCCCCGTAGGGCTGCGATGTCTTTTACACGGTCCGCGTATTGCGCACCCATTCTCTTACGCCATTCTTCTAGTTTTTTACGTTTCTCTTCTGACTGTGTCGCTTGTAATATAGTCGTAACACTCGGTAATTTTTCGTGTATGCCTACATCATAGTGTCTTTTACCATCTATCAGTGCACGTGTTGATGTCGGGTATATAAATTTTTTATTCCATTTCATTAGTTATTATCCATCTTAACGTAGAAGTCGCCGGATCGAAACTGTCAAACTTAACGCTACACCCGGATAATAGTAAACAAATTATACCTATTTTTATTATTTTCATTCTAAACTCATCATTTTTTTATACTCAGAAAGACTTACAACTTTACCGTTCATTACCGGTGAATCACCATAATGATTTATAATCTGCTCTATCTTAGCAAGTTTAGTGTGTGCATATGGCCAGAATAATCTACAAACATAATACGCATCTCTGAATGTACATCTCCACTTCCATTGCATGAGATATTTAGTTCCGTCCTTACGTCTACCTTTACGTGGTTTTTTATTTACAGTTCCAACACCCAATACTTCGTGCATCCAACGTATTACAGACTCATCAGTCATGGTAACTTCCATACTTATACGCTGTGATATAGAAGTCCTATAACCTTTGCCTTTGTGTTTCTTTTTCTTTTCTTTACGTTTTGCAAAATAGATACTGCCCTCACCATCAAACAATCCGGCAAGGTATGATATATCTTCAGAGCCAATCATATTATTAGACCAATTATAAATCCAACAATAAAACCTGCAGTCGTTAAAACTATTTCAGTTCTATACAACAAACTCCACCTCGATAAATCTTGTCTCCATCTTTTAGTTATATAAATATCTTTATTGAACAGAGTTATCCTCATCTTTTATCTCCTCTTCTACTTCACCCTGGCTGTTACAAAAATCGCAATCAGCCCATTGTTCTTCTCTGGCCTGTTCGAATGGTACACGTACAAAACCGTTGCCATTACAAACAGAACAGATAACTTTACGCTTTTTTAAGTCTGCCATTTAATTTCTTCTCTTTCTCATTTACTAA